AATCAGGAGAGCCTCTGAGTTGTATCTGATGAATGGTAAGCAGGGCAATGCTACCTTAGAGCATCAGGAGAAGATCACAGGCTTATCTTTAGTAGAGAGTTGGATCATTGAAGATCCAGAGAAAGATAAGAGCAGAGCCTATGGCTTAGAATATCCTGTGGGGACTTGGATGGTTAGTATGAAGGTTAATAACAATGATATCTGGGAGGAATATGTCAAATCAGGAAGAGTTAAAGGATTCAGCATTGAAGGATGGTTCATGCAGCGAGAATCAACTATTGAACTCTCTTCCCAATTACATGAAATTGAATCAGAAGAAGCAGAACACCTCCTATCACTTTATCTATTGGGATTAACAAAGGCAGTCATTAAGAATGATAAGAGATATAAGTCAGGCAAGAAGTTAGATATGGAATCTTATAGAGACTATCCTGATTCAGTATCTAACAATGCGAAGAAGGGGATTGAACTCAATGAGAAGCAAAACAACAAGTGCGCTACTCAAGTGGGTAAGATCCGAGCGCAACAATTAGCGCAGAAACAACCTGTATCAGTTGATACCATCAAGAGAATGTACTCTTACCTTAGTAGAGCGCAAGAGTATTATGATGAAGGTGATACCACATCCTGCGGATATATCTCCTATATGCTATGGGGAGGATTGAGTGCAAAGAGATGGGCTGAGAGTAAATTGAAGGAATTGGGAGAGATCTGAAAATAACCCAAAATTGTTAATAATAGTTGTTTAATTAGAAAAGTTCAGAAAAATGAATTTACAAGAAGTGTTCAAGAAGATTGAAATGGCTCTTACTCCTTCTCAGGATAATGCTCCAGAGGTACAAGAGGAAGTAAAGGTTGAAATGGCTACAATGAAACTCGCAGGAGGTGTTGTAGTAGAAGCAGAAGCCTTTGAAGCAGGTGAGAATGTTTTCCTCATTGGCGAAGATGAAGAGAAAGTTGCTGCTCCTGTTGGAGAGCATGAATTAGAAGATGGTCGCATCCTTGTTATTGTTGAGGAAGGTGTGATTGCTGAAATTCGTGAAGCAGGATCTGAGGAAGAAGAAGCACCTGAGGTAGAAGTAGAACAGGCTGCTGAAGAAGAGATGGCTTATGTAAGCAAAGAAGAGTTTACTGCGGCTATTGATGAATTGAAAGAAATGATTGCAGCAATGATGCCTCAGGAAGAGGAGATGGCTTCTGAAGAAGTTGAAATGAATGCTGAAGAGGTAACTGAAGAAGTTACTGAGGAGAAGGTAGAGATGAGTGCTGATGAAGCACCTGCTGCTAAGAAGGTAACTGCCGCTCCTGTTGAGAAAAAGCCAGATATGCATAAGTTCGCCACTAAAGGCAGACAAGATGCTTTGGCTCGTGTAATGAGTAAACTATCCTAAATTAAAAACGAAGAAAAATGGCTACAACCACTTCAATTACTACCACTTATGCTGGTGAATTTGCAGGGAAATACATCTCTGCTGCATTGTTGAGTGCCGACACACTTGAAGGTGGCGGTATCACTATTAAACCTAATGTGAAATACAAAGAAGTCATGAAGACTCTTTCTACGGATGCAATCGTGAAAGATGCTACTTGTGATTTCTCTGATACTTCTACATTGACTCTTGCTGAGAAGATTCTTCAGCCAGAAGAGTTTCAGGTTAACCTTGAGTTGTGCAAGAGCGACTTTGTAAGCGACTGGGAAGCAATTTCAATGGGCTACTCTGCTTTTGATGAATTGCCTTCAAACTTCGCTGATTACTTGATCGGTCATGTTGCTGCTAAAGTAGCACAGAAAACTGAGCAAACTATCTGGACAGGTGCTACTGCTAACGCAGGTGAGTTCAACGGATTTGGTGCTTTGTTGGCTGCTGATGCTTCTGTTATTGATGTAACAGGTACTTCAGTTACTGCTGCGAATGTTATTACTGAGATGGGTAAAGTAGTTGATGCTATCCCTTCAGCAGTATACGGAAAAGATGATTTGTACTTGTATGTATCTTCTAATGTTGCTCGTGCTTATGTTCGTGCATTAGGTGGATTCGGTGCTTCAGGTCTTGGTGCTAATGGTGTTCAGAACAACGGAACTACTTGGTTCAATGGTCAAGATTTGGCTTTTGATGGTGTGAAGATCTTTGTTGCTTCTGGTATGGCTGACAACACTATGGTTGCTGCTCAGAAATCAAACTTGTTCTTTGGTACAGGTTTGTTGAGCGACCACAATGAAGTAAAACTTCTTGACATGGCGGATCTTGACGGATCAAAAAATGTTCGTGTGGTAATGCGCTATACGGCAGGTGTACAGATTGGTATCGGTGCTGACATCGTATACTACTCTTAATCTGATTGATTGATTAACCAATAGAGGGCAGGTGGGCTAAAGCCTGTCTGCCCTTTTTTAATACTTGAAATATGGCTTGTGCATTAACAAAAGGAAGAAACGAACCCTGTAAGGATGTAGTAGGTGGTATTACTGCCGTTTACTTTGCAGACTTCGGAACATTAGGTGCTATCACCTATGATACGACAATCGGTCAAACTGATGTGATTGATTCATTTGGAGGAACTCCTAGTTGGTTTAAGTTTGAGGTAAAAGGAAACTCATCATTTGAGCAGACTATTACTTCATCTCGTGAGAATGGTACTACATTCTTTGACCAGACATTGAACTTAACATTCAAGAAGATGAGTAAGCAGACTCACAATGAGTTGAAACTTATCTCTTATGCTCGTCCTCATGTAGTAGTTGAGGATAACAACGGAAACAAGTTCCTAATGGGCTTGGAGTATGGTGCTGATGTAAATGGTGGTACTATCGTAACAGGTGCGGCTATGGGAGACATGAGTGGATACACTTTGACATTGAATGCTCAGGAGAAAGTTCCTGCTAACTTCGTAGATGCTACGATTACTGCGGATGCTTCTGTGATTAGTGATATCTAAGGATTAGATCCTGATAAATGAAAAAAGCCCTTCCATTTCTGGAGGGGCTTCTTTTTTGATAGGAATCTCACCTATCAGAGAGAGATGAATACTGCAAATATAACCAACATCTATCTTTTGGGTTTTATAATTGATGATAATTGTAGAAGAAAATACAACGGCACAGATTAAGATGTATCTGAGAGATTTCACAACGGAATCTTTTGAGATAGAGATTATATCTGAAGATCAGAGAAAGGAAGTAGTTGATACGGCTATTTCAGGGACATGGGATGATTTTAGGAAGGTTTTTTCCTTCTCTTATGATGTTAGTCCATTGATAGCAGAAAACTTCTATATGATCAAGATTTGGGAAGTAGGTAAAATCAAACTACTTTCACAGGATAAGATTTATATCATGCCTTCAGGATCTGATGTAGCGACATATCAACCTAAATTGGCTACAACAGAAAAGACTATGAATAACGAGTTCAAGATTTATGGAGAGTAATTTCAAGTTTGTTCAACTATCAAGTTATACAAGCCCTGTTATTTCAGAGAATAGCAAGAAGGGATGGGTAGAGTACGGAGATGATAATGATTATTTTCAGTACCTAATAGATAGATATAATGGATCTCCTACAAATAATGCAGTAGTATCTGGAATCATTGACATGATCTTTGGTCATGGGATTGATGCTACGGATAGTGGTAAGAACCCAGAGGCATATCTTCAATTGAGAAAACTCATCAAAGATGAGGAATTGAAGAAGGTAATCAATGATTACTATATGCTTGGGAATGGTGCTTTTCAGTTGATCTACAATCAGAATAAGAGCAAGATTGTTGAGGTATATCATATGCCTGTGGAGACTCTTAGAGCAGAGAAGTGTAATGATGAAGGAGAGGTTGAGGCTTATTACTATGCTTATGATTGGAAAGAGGTACGATCTAAGAAAGGTGTTGATCGCATTCCTGCTTTTGGCTATGGCTCACAAGGAGATAAGGTTGAGATCTTATACTTCAGACCTTATCGTTCTGGTTCTTATTATTACTCCCCTGTTGATTATCAAGGTGCATTACCTTATGCTGAGTTAGAGGGAGAGGTAGCAAACTACCACATCAATAATATCAAGAATGGACTTGCTCCTTCCATGATCGTGAACTTCAATAATGGAGTTCCTCCTGAGGAGGAGAGAGATATCATTGAATCTCAGATTAAGCAGAAATGGTCAGGTACTTCTAATGCAGGAAAGTTTATACTTGCCTTCAATGATTCAGCAGATACGGCTGCTTCTATTGAGCCTGTTCAGTTGAGTGATGCTCACAATCAATATGAGTTCCTATCAAGAGAATCTCAACAGAAGATCTTAGTAGGTCATAGAATCACCTCACCGATGTTATTTGGTGTTAAGGATCAGACAGGATTAGGGAATAATGCAGATGAGATTAAGACTGCTTTTACCTTATTTGATAATAGTGTTATCCGACCTAAGCAGAATCAAATCATTTCTGC